TCGGCCAGCTTCGCATCAATGGCTTCGGCCCCGATGAACACTCGCGCCTGGGTGTCCTTTGCGGCCTTCGCCGAAGTCTTGCCACGCCGGCCGGTGGCAACCGTCTCGATGAACAGCTCATAATACCGCATCACTTCCGCTTGCAAGTCCGCTTTGATTTCTTCGGTCAGCGGCTCGAACGGATTGGCGTCGGCTTTATGAGCGCCAGCTACGATTAGGGTAGGCGAGATTCCAGCTTTGTCTAGAGCCTTGGAATAATCCAAGTGCAACATCACGACGCCGATGGAGCCGGTCAGCCCGCTCGGCGTCGCAACAATGCGGGTCGCGCCGGACGGAATCGCATAGGCCGCGCTCGCGGCAACGCCGTTCACGACGGCGTGGACCGGCTTCTGTTCGGCGAGCTGACGGACCGCCGCCGCGACCTCGAACGCCCCGACCGCCTCGCCGCCAGGGCTCTCGATGTCGAGCAGCACCGCCTTGACGCGGGAGTTACCAGCCGCCCGCGCCAGCTGGAATTTAATGCCCTCGTAGGAGGTTTCGCCGGAATTTGAGCCAATCCAGGCGCCGCGATTAATCAGCGCGCCCGTAATGGTGATGATGCCCACGCCATCGTGAAGCTTGAACGGCTCGACGCCGTGGCGAGTGTCCGGCGCCTCCGGATACGAGCCGAAGAATCGGCTTGCGCCCGGAGCACTCCGGCGAGCCCGGCGAGCGCCAGGAGTGGTCGGAACGACCTCGGCGCGAGCGCGTAGCGCGTCGATGATTTCGGCGTGGGGAGTTTCCGGCAGCTCGCCCGTCCCGGTCCCGAAGCGCCCGGCTAGCACGTTGTAAACCGTCATCGCCTTCCGGGGATGCGCGAGTAGCGGCGTGTTCACGATCCGGGGCAGAAGATGAAGCTTGGCGCTCACGGGAATCTCCGGCTACCGGCGGTAATCGCAAAACGACGTCGCTTGAACGGCTGACCCTGCGCCGCCGCGCAAGCCTCCTCTGCCGCCCTAATCTCGTTCTCCAGCTCGGTCAAGTTCGCCTGGGTGTAGCGGATGCGGCGCGTGCTCTGCTCGGTCCGATACTCGAACTCGGACTCTTGCGTGCCGGTGATGATGCGCGTCTTCGCCTCGGCGAGCATTCGAGCGCGCGTGCAAGGGTCCGAATGGATGCTCGGGATCGTGACCGTAATCGGCATTCCCTACCTCGTCAGGACGGCATCGACCGCAGCCGGATCGTCAGACATAAGCGCCTCGGTCAGTTCTCGTTCCTCGATGACGTCATCCGCCGGGTTCGGAATCTTCGGGTCCGGCGGGTTAAGTTCGAGCCGCTCGACGTTGTCCTGCTCGCGCTTCCGCTGATCGTCCACGTCCTCCCAATCGAGCCCCTCCTCGGCCGACCAGATTTCGCGGCTGATGATGCCGTTCTTAAGCTTGACCTCGTTCGCCTTCGCGGTTTTCAGGTCATCGGCGGTCGGCTTTGCCGGGCCGCGCCAGTCCGCTCGCGTGTAGCGGTCACGATTCGCCAGGAAGCCGGCGAGCCCGCCCGGAACCTTCGTGTTCCCCAGCTCGATGTCCTCTTCGAGCCACGCCTCGTAAGCGGTTTGCGCCAGCCGGCCGGTGATGTGCTTGCGCCGGTAAAGCGTAATCGGCCACTGCTCAGCCGAGCCCATCCGCTCACTCGAATAGGTCGCGCCCTCGCGGTCACCCGTGAATTGCTCGTAAGTGATGCCGATGCACCGTGCCGTCTCCCGCAGCAGCGAGCGAGCGAAATCCTTGTAATGAGCATCCGGCGAAGTCGGCGTGACGAGTTTAAGCTCCTCGCTCGGGAACATATGAATAATCTTCCCGAAGACGCCCAGGTCGAACTTCGTCTTTTCATACCACTGAGCGCGAGCGGACATGAGCGCCGAGAATTGCCCGGTCGTTGCTCCGGTGTCAGAGTCCGATTGCTCCATCTCGCTCTGCAGCGCGGTCAGAAGGTCTTCGGTCGGCTCGTCGCTCGTAATCGTCGCGGCGAGGATGGCCTGAATGAGCGCCTGGGTAAGCTTCGCGTTCGCAAGCTGGTCGTATTGCCGAACAACCTTGAGCACCGGAGCAAGGCACGTCAGCCCGCGAACGACGGTCGGCGGCGAGTCGTGAATGTGGATGACTTGCGGACGGCCGAGCGCATCCCGGAACGGAACGACCCGCTCATCGATCGTGCCGAAGCTGCGAGGGTCGATGATGGTAAGGCACATTGCGACCGGAGCGCCATCGTTGTCGAGAACGACGCCCTGCACTTGCTTCGGGCTGCGCGCCGCCTCGTTAATCCGGGTCGACGGCAGCAGCATAATCTTCGTTCCGTGCGTGTTCCCCGGCTTCCGCTTGAACCGGACAACCCCGACAATCTCGCCCGTGCCAAACCACCATCGGGTGCCCTGCGCGCACATTTGCCCGAGCGTCTGCCGGCCGTAGATGTCGCAGGAGTAAGCGTTGTTCGCCCACGCCTCGAACCGCAGCTCGACGTCGCGCGCCCATTCCGTCGCGGCGCGCTCGCCACCGAGCAGCGCCGGGTCCGGCTTCGCGTTGAGCGCAAGCCCCGTGCCGTTGATAGCCGCGATGGCCTGATCGATGCCGCCGGCCAGCCAACCGGAGTTGTGCATCGAGTCGATCGCCTTCGACGTTGCCGCCTGCCACGCCTCGCGGTGCTCGTCTAACGGCTCCCGAACGCGCGGCGTCCACCCGAACAGGATCGGGCTCTGCTCGTCGCGAAGGAACCGCGAGCGCGTGCCAGGGCGACCGACGTCCAGTGTGTCGAGCGGGCGAACCCCGAGGATGCTGGCGACCCGACCGGGCAAGGCGGCAGGATTCCAGCGGGCGGCAGACCGGCGCGGCGTCATGGCGGGAGAAAATACTCCTTCACGTCAAAGGACAAGGGGCGGACCTTAAAATCCAGCATCCCGATTACGATTTTTGTTGCGTCACGGAAACAGCATCGCTATATGTTTTTGCGTAGGGCGCAAGTCCTCAAGGCAGACCGAAAGGACCGAACGATGGACATTTTCTCCCGTCTCGCGCGCCGGGCGCTTCGCCGCCCGACCGAAGACGCACTCGATGCGTTCATGCGGACGCATGCCGAGATCGGCATGATGATCGCGACGCTTGAGAGCATCCATTCCGACCACTTCTACGCGGACCCGGAGAACATCGACTGGACCGACGTGACGGCGGCGAACGACGTCCGTCGCAAGCTGGCCGGCATTCTGACGGACCTGGGCATCACCGGCGAGGAGCTGGCCGAAGCCCGCGACATGGCAGCCGGCGACGTTGCCGGCAGATGAAAGGAGGACGCATGCACTGAGACTCCCCGGCGGGCCGGGTTCCCCTCCCCCGACCCGCCCAGGAGCCGCAGGGCTCACAACGCAGACCGAAAGGAGATTGAGACGATGGCAGGAAAGCTGGACACGAAAAAGGTCTATTCGGTGAAGTCGAACGCGCGGCGCGATGCTCGCAAGTTCGGCCTCGACCCGGATAAGGCCGTCAAGACCGCTCGCGATGGCAACGGGTGGGTCATCCGTCCGCCTCGCTCGGACGCGGTGAACGCGGAAGCCGAGGCGCTCGCCCGCGAGGCAAGCGACCCGACCGGCGTTCCGGAGCTGGCCCGGCGCGGGCTCAAGTCCGCGACCGACGCGGCTGCGAACGACCACGCGAAGGTCCGAACCCCGAAGGCCAAGGCTCCGGCCGGCGGGAAGACCATCAAGGACTCCCGCACCGAGCCGGTGGCCGGAACCGAGACGGCAACCGCACCGACGCGGGGCGCTCCTCGCGCGGGCACGGTCGCCGAGAAGGTGATCGAGCTGATCGGCCGCCCGGAAGGCGTGACCGCAACCGAGCTGTTCGCTCTGACCAGCTGGAAGGGTCCGACGCTCCGGGGCTTCATCAGCGGCGACCTTCGCAAGCGTCGCGGGATGAACGTTGTCGCAACCCGCAAGGATGGCGAGACGGTCTACACCTTCGGCGCCGCCCCGGCGGCAGCCAAATAACCGAGAGCCGGGGCGGCCTTTCTGGCCGCCCTTCTCGCAATCTGAGGAGGATAATCGATGCCGCGTGTTCATATCGTCAAGCGCGCCCGGAAGGCGATCCCCGAGGCGGGAATTGCCGTTGGCGATACCTATTATTGGTGGAAGACCCGCCGCCCCGGCGCCCGGTCCGGCATCCGCCGCGTCTCGAAGACTTACCCTAAGCAATCGGAGCTGACCGCTTCCGACTTCTGGAAGTCCGTTTATCAACTGCAGGAGTCGATGGCAGCTCCCGATGGCGGCTTCACCGATGCGAGTGAGCTGGAGTCGTCCCGCGATGATTGGGCGAACGAGGCGCGCCAGATCGGCGAGGAGCAGCAGGATAAGTTCGACAACATGCCGGAAGGGCTGCAGCAGGGATCAACCGGCGAGATGCTCCAAGAGCGAGCGCAAGCTTGCGAGGCTTGGGCGGACGAAATCGAGCGGGTCGAAATCCCGGACCGGGAGAGCTTCGACACTGACGAGGACTTCTACGAGGCGCTGCGGGAAACCTTCGAGGAGATTACCGCGCTTTCACCGGAGTGCTGAGCCGATGGCAACCATCTGGCGAGTGAGCGACACCGTCGTTAAGGTCACCGGCACGGCCGAGCTGTTCTGCGGCGACTGGCATTTGACCACGGCCCGCAAGGCGCGCCGCTGCCGATGGTCCGGCCGTCAGATCGCAGCCGGCGAGGAATGCTACAAGCCGGACACCGGCAGCCGCTACTTCCGGGATGACCGGATGCAGAAGGCGTGGGTCGACCAGATCGCGGTCGCGCCCGGCTCCCGGCCCGGTTCCAGCATACGATTACGCTCGACTTCGGGGTAGATAATCCCCATATGATGATCGTCGGGGCGGGAACGCCCCGGCGAATGGCAGACCGAACCGCTGGAGTCACCGATGCTTTACACCGTCGCCATCTATAACGGCCCCGTGACCCGTCCGCGCCTTTTCTGGATCGGCTCGGTTGAAGCCGAGGACCGTGACGGCGCCTGCCGCGAAGCGATGCACCTGATCGCCAAGGGTGGCGGAGCCTACGTCATGGGAGTGTCCTGCAAATTCGACCCGCGCGAGCCGATCACCTGGGAAGTGACGCCCCGGAGCCGCGAGGAGCCGGAGCTGGCAATCCTGACCGCCTTCCGGGCGGCAGCTGCCCGCGCGCTCGCCGCATAACGATTAGACTTGATCGAGCCCCGGATGCCGCCTATGTCGACGGTGTCCGGGGCTTCCCGGATGGCAGACCGAACCGAACGAGGCTACCATGACCAGCACAGTTCTTGCCGTGACCGGCATCCCGACCCCCGCAGACCTTGCGGCGGTTCTCGACCGCGTTCCCGCCAACGACCGCGACTTCGCCAACGGGCTCCTTGAGTCCGCCCGGAAGCGCGAGCGGAACGGCGATACCATCACCCCGAAGATGAGCCACTGGATCGGCGAGCTTTACCGCCGCGCCACCACGCCGGCAGCTCCGGCGAAGACCTTCGCGATGACGGCCATTTACGCCATGTTCGCCAAGGCGAGCGAGAACGGGCTCAAGCGCCCGGCGATTGTGTTGAATGCTCCGGACGGGCTCGGCGGATATTGGCTCTTTCGGCTTTCCGTCGCGACTGGCGGACGGTTCCCCGGCGCGATCAACGTCACGAGCGAGGGGAGCTACTACGACCGGGCATGGTTCGGCCGCATCCACACGGACGGCCGCTGGGAGCCTTCCCGGAAGGTCAGCACGAACGCCATTGACAACATCACCGGCGTTCTCGAAGCCTTCGCGGCCGACCCGGAAGGCGTTGCTGCCGCCCACGGGAAGCTGACCGGCAAGTGCTGCTTCTGCAACAGGAAGCTGACGGACAAGCGGTCGACCGACGTAGGCTACGGCCCCATCTGCGCCGGCAAGTTCGGGCGCGCCTGGGGCTGACGGTTCCCTCGGCGGGCTGGCGCGAGCTGGCCCGCACGGGGAGCCGCCAGGGCTCCGCAACGAAAGGAGAATCATCGTGAAGAGAGCAGAATTGGCGAACGCGATGCTGTTCGCATTCCTCAACGTCAATTGCGAGGACGATGGGCAGTATCCCAGCGTGCAAGATGCCGGCGCCGCGCTCGTCGCGGAGCTGTCCGACTACGCCGAAGACACCGACCTCGGGAAGTGCCTCGATGACGCGATCCGTCAGTGGAAGCACCCGCTCGGCCGCGTCATCGTCACCCGCGACGAAATCCGGCCTTCCGAGATCGTCGCCCTCATCGACTCGATTACCGAGAGCGATCCGAACGATTACCGGCTGCCGATCCTGCAGACGTGGCTCCGGGAAGACCACGGCTGGCAGGCAACCCAGAAGGAGGCGGCATAGGTGGCGCATGAGGGGCACTCGCCCTGGTGTGGCAACCTTTCGCCAATCACGGGCGAGTGCTTCATCGGATGCGGCGGGTTCTGCCGCGTCCCGCGCGAGGACCGCGAGCGCGAGCTAGAAGCGCACCGCGAGTCCCTCGCGTTCGAGCGGCGCCTAATCAGCTCGGCGGCGCTGGCGATTGAGCTGATCGGCGACGACGAGCTGGAGCGTTTCGCAAGGGAGTCGGCCGACCGGAAGGCTTCGCCCGCGCTTTAGCTCGCGAATTCCGCACCGATGCAAAGGAACGGCCATCCGCAAGGGTGGCCGTTTTGCCGGTGAACTCCTGCCACCGGAGAATCGCCGCGTCGACATAGGCCGGGTCGATGTCGATCGCGTAGCAGACCCGGCGCTCCATTTCCGCCGCGATGATGGTCGTTCCGGAGCCCACGAACGGATCGTAAATGGCTTGCCCCGGCGCCGAGTTGTTCCGGATCGGCCGGAGCATGCACTCGACCGGCTTTTGCGTCCCGTGCCCCGTCGCTTTGTTGAGGTTGTTCGGCCGGGCCGACTCCCACCCGATTTGCGCCTTGATGTCCCAGATGGTGCTTTGGTCGCGAGCGCCTTGCCAGTTGGCGTTGCCACCCTTCCGGACCGCATACCAGCACGGCTCGTGTTGCCAGTGGTAGTGCCCGCGCCCGATGATGAAATGCTGCTTCCGCCAGATTATGTGAGCGCGGATGGCGAAGCCGGCAGCCTCAAGGCTCGTTTGCGTGACCGCGACGTGGTAGCTCGCATGCCAGACATAGGCAACATCGCCAGGGAAGAGCGCCCACGCCTCGCGCCAATCCTTCCGCTCGTCGTTGGCGACCTTGCCGACCGCGCGAGCGCCGAGGAACGCTTGCCCCTTCTTCCGATGCGACTTTGCCTTCCGCGCCTCGCCCGGCGTCTTCGGCAGCTTGCCGTTCTGCAACCGGCCGTCGCTCACGCTTACCGGAGCATCGACCCGCCAATTCGGGTCATACCCCACGCCATAAGGCGGGTCGGTCGCCATCATCACCGGAACGACGCCGGCCAGGACGCGCTTGACGTCTCCCGCGTCCGTGGCGTCGCCACAGAGCAGGCGGTGCTTCCCCAGGTGCCAAAGGTCACCCGGACGGCTCACGGGTTTCTCCGCCGGCCGTATAGCCGAATCCGGGTCGCTCCGGCGGACCTCCTTCGCCAGTAGCGCCTCAAGCTCCGATTCCCCGAACCCGGCATCGCTCGCCAGCTCGCGCTCGACCGCCACAATGGCCGCAATCTCCTCGCGCAGCAGCTTCGTATCCCACGCGGCGTCTTCGGCGATGCGATTGTCCGCCAGCATGTAGGCGCGCACGTCCGCCTCGGTCCAATCCGGCGGGGCGGTCAGGCAGGGGCATTCGGGGAGCGACTCCGCGAGCGCCGCCTCATGCCGGCCGTGGCCGGCGACGATCATCCCATCCGCAAGCGCCAGAATAGGCGCCGGGAAGCCGAACCGTCGCATCGAGCGGCGGATTTTCTCGATTTGCTCCGGCGGATGCTTCCGCGCGTTGCGCGGGTTCGGCCACAGCTCGCCCGTAGGCCGGAGCCCATAGGCGAGCAGCTCGATCGCTTTGCGGGTCACGGCGTGATGTCGACTTCCATCGGCGCCGCAGCCTCGCCCGGCCAGCGCGGGTCCAAGCCCTTGAGCAGCTTCCCGAGAGAGTCGAGGGTCATCCAGAAGCGGCCCGCGCCCCGATCGCCCCACTTGCCCCACGACTGCAGGCAGCGGATGGCGCCGATGGTCCCGTCCGGGTTCTTGCGCCGCATATTGGCGCCGATGCTAAGGTAGGCGTGCCCGCCGGCAATGTCGCCAGTCGGCCAGACATAGCCGTGCGCGTCGGTTTCATCCATGCCGTAGGTCCAGTCGGTCCCGAGCGCGACCGGACCGACTTCGAGCAGGTGGCGCGTGACCGTTGGCACGTCCCACGCCCACGTCCAGCTCTTGATGAAACCCAGCTCCCGGAGAATCTTCATCCCGGCGTTGACGCTCGTCCCGTCGTAGCTCTCGCCCGGCCATTCATCGACTTTCTGCGCTCGCGCGTAAAGCTCCGCCGGGTGGATCGTCGGCCGGTTGACAATGCGATGCGCCAGGAGCAGCTCGGTGCAGGTGAACGCGACGCAATGCGGCGTCGGACCCTGGTCGAGGGGAATATCCCAGCCGGGCACGTCGGGAACCATCCAGTTTCGGAAGGTCCGTTCGGTCCGGGGCGCCGCCATCCGGAATTTCGGCTTTTGCGACCGATCATCGAGAGCCCGCAGCCGGCCATGCCACCGCTGCTGAACGTCTCCCGGATGCGCTTGCGGGTCGAGCGCGATTACGTGCTCGGTCTGGATGATTGCGCTACCCTCTTGCATAGCTCGCCTCATTGGTTGAAGTGCGCTGCCCAATCGGCAGCCGACTTCGGTTTCTTCTGCTCCGCCTCCGGGTCCGGTCGCCGCGCCGCTCGCTCCTGCAGGTTGATGGCCCGGACCGCCGGAGAATGCCGCACCGCCCAGCCATAGCACAAGCAGTCGAGCGCCTCGACGCGCTGCCCTTGTTTCTTCGGGACGAACTCGATGACGGCGCGGTTGCGGACGTAGCGCACTTTCCGATGCTCGCCAGTCGCCTGCTCGAACCATTCCGGCGTGAGAGTGTCAGACAGCCGGGCGGCATGAAGGTTCAGCTCATCGGTGGGCTCGCCGGCCTCGTTTGTAATCCACAGGTCCGCCGACAGCGACTCCATCACCGCCGTTTTTGCAATGTCGTGGCCGACGAGGAACAGCCGGGCTCCGCCCTTCACTTTCTTCGAGGAGCTGGCGCGCCACACCGGCTTAGGACCGGGATCGCCCTTGATGGCATAGACGCGCCGGGCGAGCCGGGCCGAGCAGAAGTCGTAAACCTTTTGCGTCCGGCCTTCCGAGCCGCCCGAGTCGATCGCCGCCGCGTCGAGCCGCATCCACCATCCGTTCGGGTGGCGCCAGCGCGAGCGGAGAAACTCGTCCAGCTCCTTCCACGTCGCATCTTCGAGCGTGTTTCCCTCGATGCGGTAGTGCCCGAGCACATAGGGTCCACCCGGCGTGAACACTTTCGCGCCGGTGATGGGCAGCCGCCAGCCGAGCACCGTAATTTCGAGCCAATAATCCTGCACGTCGATGCCGGCGGTCAGCAGCAGGCAGTCAGCCGGGATTAAGCTCTTGCCATCCTCGCCAATGTCGAGCCCGATCGGTTCGACCTTCGCCGCGAGCGCCTCCTCGGTCAGAGATTTGATGGTCGTGCGCCACGGGCGCGCCTCGACGGTGTTGACGTAGGCTTGCATCTCCGCCGGGCCGCCGCGCTTCGCCGCGTCCCACTCCTTCGCGAGCGTCCCCCAGGCAGCTCCGGGGAGCAGCGAGACGAACGCCCGGAGCCGGTAACCGCGATGCCCCTTCACTTCCGGCTTGAGAGCCCGCCAAGCGCCGTTGTCGACCATCCAGACCTTGAACCGCTCCGGAATTCCCTTGTAGCAATGCGGGCAGATGACGATTGCCTTTTCCGGCTCGCCCTTCGGCCACTGCAGGTGCTTTTGCTGAATCTCGAACATGCTGCCGCAATGCGGGCACGGCGTTTCAAAGATGCGCTGGTCGCTGTTCGAGTATTCCTTCTCGATTAGGCTTATGCCCTCTTCGGTCGGCGTCGAGCCGAAGACGATTTTCCGGTCCGCATGCGCCATCGTCCGGCGCTTCATCAGCGCGAGCGGGTCACCTTCGATGGTGACCTTCATCGAGTCGACCTCGTCGGCGAAGACGTTCTTTGCGTCACGACGTCGGAAGTTGCGCGGCGCGACGGTCGGCAGGATGGAAAGCGACGCGCCGCCGATGAAGTTTTTCCGCCGAAGCGTCTGCCGCCCGGTCAGCTTGCGCAGATCCCGGAGTGCTTCGCTGGCCTCAAAGATCGGGTCGATTTCCTCGCTCGAATAATCGGCCGCGTCCTCGTCGGTCGGGACGAAAAGGATGTTCTGACTCGGGTTCGTCGCAATCTGCGCGGCGATGGCAATAACCATGCCCTTCGTGAAGCCCACGCGCGTCGCCTTGACGACGGTCACCTGCTCCACTTCCGGGTCCGCCATCGAGTCGAGTGGCTCGATGAAATAAGGCCAGTTGCGGTATTTGCCGGGCCGCGCCGACTCCGGCAGGATGATGTTGCTCTCCGCCCACTTGGAGAGTTTCAGCCGGGGCGGTGGCCGGAAGCGCGCGAGCGCCCGGCCGAGCAGCTCATTCGCTCTCGGGTTCTTGAGCCGCTTCATCGCCTTCCGGCGAGGGGATACCCTTCACCGCTCCTTTCGCCGAAACCTCTTCGAGCATGTCGTGGGCGAGCTGGGTCAGCTTCGCTTGGTCAGAGCTGGTCAGGTGCGGCAGAACGAATCGGGCACGACTCGGGAACGAAAGAAACAGCTGGCGGTCGGCCAGGACGAGCGCCTCCCAGGCTTCCGCCACCGCGTCGAAGCTGACCAGCCGGCCCTCGACCTGGGCCGCCTTGAGCTGCAGGAGCCGCGTTTGCGCTTCCCGGTGCGCGATGCTCGAATCGATCGGGTCGCGGCCCTCGCGCGTCGCTCCGCGCGCCGCCGCCTGCTCGCGCAGGTGCCGGACGTAACCACGGACCGACTCGACCAGGGCATACCGGCCGCGCGCCACCTTGACGATAATCTGCCGCTCGGCAAGGCTCGTAATCGTCCGCACGTCGCAGTCGAACAGCCGCGTGAGAACCGTTCGCTCGACGCCGGTTGAGGAGTCCGGGAGTGTGGCAGCCGGCCCTTTCGCCATCGTCAGTCATACGGGCCGGCGGGAAGGGTCCACAGCGGCCGGTATCGCTCGGCCCAGCCGCACGTCATCGGCTCCGGGTTCCGGAATACCATTCTGACGTGATGAACGAAGCCGTCGATGCTCCCGCCATCGAGAACAAGCGTCGGCCGGGTCCACTCGTCGCGGATGCAGCCATTCAGCCGCTCGAAGCCCCAGGCGATGCCGTTCAACGCCGCCTGGACAGCTCCGACCCGGAATTCATCGCGGTCCGAACGGTCCTTTTCCGCTCCAGTCAGCTTCCGGCGCCAGAAGTTCGCATCGTGAGCCTGCCCCCAGAGCGCGGCGGACGGCGCCCCGTCGAGCCGCTCCGCAAGGTAGGCATGCAGAAGGTCGTGCTCGACCATGTGCCAGTAAACGTCGTCGCCGTAGCCGAGCGAGCGGGCGCTTTCGAGGAAATGCGAGTCTCCCGGCGGCGCTCCGAACGTCTCCGAGCCGTCCTGTTGGATGATCCGAACGCCCTCGCGGGTCACCCAGGCCGACCAGAGCTGGCCGCAAAAGTGGCGGAGCACTTCACCCGGCATTCTTACCCTCGTAGCTCCCCAGGAATTGCATCAACGCGAATTCCAGCTCCTTCGCGAGCGGATGGCTCGTCGTGAATGCGACGATCGCAACCTGCCGGTTCTGATCGTCGCAAACGTTCGCGCTCGCGGCCATGTTCGACGGCCGATAGGTGAAAAGCGGCTTCCCGTTCGGCAGAGACTCGAACCGCCCATCGGTAAACTCGCTCACGGGCCGAAACCACAGCAGGCCATCCGCGTCGCGGTAGGCGACCAGCTCGGTTCCTTCCGCAATCGGGTTCCCGCTCTGCAGCGAGCCTCGCCCGACTTCCGTGTAGACCCGTTGCCGAGCCTTATGCCGCCACCGCATCATCGCTACCTCCTTTCAATGGAACCGCTACCCCGTCCAGCCGATCACCGGCCTCCGCCGGCCGCAAGGTTCCGTCCGGCTCGCGGGTCAGGGCGGTTCCGGGCAGGAATTCATCGGTCGGAATGTGGCCGGTCGCATTCCGCAGCGCCGGGTCCGGCGGGAACGTCTCGGCCGGAACGCCAGCTCCCGCGCTCACGCCCGATTCGTCCACGATGACGCCGGCAGCCGCTTCCTCGGGCGAAACGGGACTCGCCTGCTCGAAGCGTTCGCCCTCGCGCTGGTCAGCTCGCCACTCGTCCACGGCTCGCTCGTAATCCCACGGTGGATCGCCAGAATAACGATGGCTCGCCCCGAACGTCGGGTCACCCCAGCCCCAGCCGAAGCCCGGATCGTGCCAGAAATAGACGGGCGCCATCACTCCGGCTCCTTCTGCCCGAGCACGCAAGCGGCAAGCCGCCGATGCTCCTTGGCGAAGACGGACGGCGAGGCTTGAAACCGCTGCATCGCGTCGAGAGCGGACTCGCCGAGCGCCTTCGCGGCGAGGCTCGCCAACTCCGGCGACGTTTCCCGGCTCCGGAGCGTCGCCAGGACAAAGCCCGCGTTGAACGCATCCCGGAGCGCGGCCCGGTCGCCAAGCCGGACCGGATCGAGCATCCGCTGGACGATCGAGCCGATTGCTTGCTCGCGCGCCTCCTCGACTTCGGGCGGGAACGATGGCGCCTCGCGCGCCAGCCGGTTCAGCTCGGAAATTTCGACCATCGGAACCCTCCTCGGCCTTGTTGCGGCTCCGCAAGGGAAACTAGCGCGCGATTTGCCGCCCCGCAACAGCCGAGCGCCCGGATTTTGCGCCAGACGCAAAAGGATCGGGAGCCCTTCGCCAAAATCTCGCATCGGCGCTGAAATTTCGGGACGCGGCGCGCCCGCTCGGCGAGGGGGGTCTCATACGGTCCCTAAATGCAACGGCCTTCCGCTTAACGCCGTGGCTCGCCCAGGGCGGTCATGGCGAGCGCCAAGGGGGTTATACCAGGGACGCGCTCACGCCGCCCTACGGGCTTCCTATTGCGTTTTGCGTGCTTGCCTGGGGCGAGCTGGGTCTGGGCAGCTTGGCGGAAAGCCCGGCAATAAGTTTCGCCAGCTCTGTTTCCCGGCTCTCCGGGGCTGGCGGAGCAGGCCAGGACAGCACGGCATCTGAGCTGCAGTCGGGGCAATGGTGCCACGCCAGCCCGTCCCAGCCTATCCACCACTCATCGAAGCAGGTTCGGCATTGCGGCACGTCAGCGGTAGGCATGGCGGACCTGGGGAGCATGGGCAGGGCAGGAAGGCAAGCGGCCAGGGTCCGGCCACCCGCTCGCGCTGGCAGGGTTACGGCCGAACCGAGTCCTTTCCCCAGGCTCCAGGCGAGGGGCGGCGCGAAGGAGATGCCGGGCTTACTCCCA